CAATGGTGTGATTGACACGGGTGAAACCGCGCTCAACAACATTGAAAACATCCTGATGGCTTGCGATTCATGGATCAGCTATCAGGCCGAAACAGGTCAGTGGGCACCTGTCATCAACAAGGCAGAAGCCACCGGCTTTGCTTTCAATGACTCCAACATCATTGGCGACATTCGGGTGTCGGCAACCGACATCACCTCAAGCATCAATCAGGTTGAACTTTCTTTTCCTTGGAAAGAGAACAAGGACAAGCCCGGTTATGTGTTCCTAAACCTAGCTGTTCTCAATCCTTCTTTGCTTTATCCGAATGAGCCGGTAAACAAGTACACCGCAACCTTGAGCATGGTCAATGACTCTGTTCAGGCGCAGTATCTTGGCAACCGAATGCTTGAACAAGCCCGTGAAGACTTGATCGTTTCGTTCAACACAGCCTATCCCGGCATTCAAGTTAACGCCGGTGATGTGGTGAGCGTGACCAATTCGGCTTACGGTTGGACTGACAAACTTTTCCGCGTCATCAAGGTCAATGAGACTTCTTTGCCTGATGGCAATCTTGGTGCGCGGTTTGAACTGAGCGAATACAACGCTCAGGTGTACGACGATGCCACGATCACGGCGTTTACTCCTGCGCCCAACTCTGATCTTCAGTCAGGCTACTACTTCCCTGCGCTTGCTGCTCCGACGTTCAGCGATCAATCGCCTAGCACATCGCCGCCCACGTTTAGCGTAACGTGTTCTTTGCCAACTACGGTGCGCGTCACCACGGTCACGCTTTACTACACAACTTCGGCCACACCGACACAAACCGATTGGCGGGTTTGGGGCAATCAAACTGCACCCGATAACAATGCGTTTGCGGCGGGCGCATCAATTAAGTTTCCGAACGTGGTGGTCGGCAATTCGACCTACTACTTTGCGTTTACCGTTGCCAATGAGATTTCTACATCTCAGCTTTCAGCAACTAGCGTAGCTTTCACTTGGACCCCTGTTACTCCAACAGGCCCAACTGGTCCAACGGGAAGTGCCGGACCTACAGGCAGCAGCGGACCAACAGGAAGTACGGGCGGTACCGGCACAGCAGGCAACTCATCGCGCATCTGCTATGCAAAAAGCACGCTGACTTCGCTTAACTCCACCCCGGCTTCATTGACCACGGTGGGCAATTCTTCATTCCCACCATTCAATAGTTGGGGCGGCTCAGAGACTTGGCAGGCCACGCCGCCTAGCATCGTTGCGGGTGAAGCTCTGTTCCAAAGCGACGGCATCTATGACCCCGTAACCAATCTGACTACTTGGTACGTCCCCTATCTTTCCAACCTCAAGGTCGGGCAACTGTCGGCCATCACAACAAACACGGGAACATTAACAATTGGCACAACGGGGTGGCTGCGTGGTGGACAAACCGACTACAACACCGGCACCGGCTTTTTCCTTGGATACAGCGGCGCTGCCTATAAGTTTTCTATCGGCTCAAGTTCTGCATCATTACTTTGGGATGGCAATAGCTTGAGCCTTACGGGTTCATCAAGCATCAGCATTAGCGGATCGGCTTCATTCTCAGGAACGACAAGCACACCGCAAGGCAATATGACCTTGTATGCGGTTAGCACTACTGGAACCGCAATCAATGGCTATGCCAATAACACCGCTTTTGCAGCGGGTGTGCGCGGGTTCCATGCAGGCACTGATGTGCTGAATTATGGAATGTGGGGATCGGGCGGCTCGGGTGTGCGTGGAGATGCTAACGGCACCAATGGTTATGGCGGCTATTTCCAAAACACAGTTGATTCAACTAAAGCTCTGTATGCCGCAGGAAAGATCACGGCCACAGGTCAGATTGAAACCACGGTAGCAACCGGCACCGCGCCTTTGGTTGTCTCATCAACCACGGTTGTGCCGAATTTGACCGTGCAAAGACTCCAAAGCACAATCAATACAAGCGTTTTGTCTTTGAGAACAGGCATTGCCGCGGGCGGTAGCACAGCGACTTTTAATGCCAACAACAAACCCGGCGTCAACAACACCACAAACACATGGTTAGAAATAACCGTTGACGGGACGATCTACCTCATTCCTGTATGGACGGCATGATGAACTACCAAGAATCTCAAATTCAAGGCTCAACATGGACGCGCTGCCGCGCCGTCACGGTTGTCAATCCCCACGCCTCAACTGGCGAAAAGATCATGGCTTACTTCCAAGAAGAAAAAGCCATAGCTTTTGACAATACCGTTTTGCTTTCCAATAGGGGAAGCTGCGGGGTGGCGTTTGACGCTGAAGCTACGGTGGCGATGCTAGACCCGCAGACGGGACAGCCGACCGGCCAAACCTTTACCCACGCCGATCTCTACAAAATGCTGTTTTCCCTATACATGGACACAGCAAAAAAGCGTGACGAAACAGACGCCTAGCGGCATAATTTAGCAAGACAAGACACCATCCCGTAGCCCCGCGAGAGTGCGGGGAGCGTCACCACCCGAGTTAGGGGAAGCAGGATGTCAAGCAATCAGGGCTTCCTGTGCTTTGTAAGAAAGGCAGGGTAAAGCCATAGCGGTCTTCAACAAAAATACGCTTGCTCAAGTCAGCGGGTTCGACAATCCTATTCTTGCCGGTGAGTTGGTTTGGAATCAACGAACTTACTGGAACCTTGCATTTACCAACTGCGCTACTGGCCTGCCGCTGTCTCTTGTGGGTGCCACGATTGACGCGCAGATTGTTCGCAGGCAAGTCAGCAACATCGTAGATACCCGTAACGGGCTGACCTTCGACATTGCTGATTACAACCCGACTCCTACGCCGGTCAGCTTGACGATCACCAATCGAGTCGATGCCGCAGGCACTTGTACTTTGGTGATTGATGATTCCACTTGGTCGCTGATCAATAGTGATCCTCAGTTGGAAATCAATGCTCAAGATTGTGTGGGTTTTTCGGGCCGGGTCAAAGTCTCTTTCCCTGCTAGTGGCTCAACCCCACCGGATGATGCAATCATTTTCTTGCTGTTCCTTGTTCGTTCTGATGGGGTGGTGGTGGTATGAGCAACATTAAAGTTGTCGTTCAAGACGGTAACAACGTCAATCTTCAAGTCACCCCCACGCCTGATATTAATGTCCGGCTTGACCGCAGCGTAGCGGGTGCTACTGGTCCCACGGGTCCGGCGGGTGTCGGACCTACTGGACCGACTGGCGCTACAGGCCCAACGGGTGCCCCTTCTACTGTTGTCGGCCCCACTGGTCCTAGTGGAGCAACAGGCCCGACCGGGCCTACAGGAGCAGCTTCTACTGTTGCCGGACCCACCGGCGCGACCGGACCTACTGGTGCCCAAGGCGGGCAAGGCTTTGTTGGGCCTACAGGTCCACAAGGTGTTCAAGGTATCCAAGGTATCCAAGGCGAACCCGGCCCCACCGGGCCTCAAGGTCCGACCGGATCACAGGGCGTAGCAGGCCCAACTGGTGCAATTGGACCCACTGGTTCCATTGGGCCGACTGGTCCCACGGGCGCACAAGGGATTCAGGGCAACACCGGACCCACAGGGCCGCAAGGCATTCAGGGGGAAATCGGACCCACGGGTCCAACAGGAGCGCAAGGCGATATTGGACCGACTGGCCCTACCGGAGCCGCTTCAACCGTTGCAGGCCCGACTGGTCCTACCGGACCGCAAGGTATTCAGGGCGATCACGGCCCCACTGGTCCCCAAGGCGTGCAGGGCGATCAAGGCTTTGTTGGACCTACGGGTCCACAAGGCTCGACCGGCCCCACAGGTCCTCAGGGCAATCCCGGTGCGGGCGGCACTGTTGCCTATTGGGGATCGTTTTGGGACACCACCGATCAAATTGCTACAGCAGCGAACACGGCTTATTCAGTTGGCCTAAATAGCACTGATCCCAATTCCAACGGCATCTATGTTGCCTCGGGCACCCGAGTCACATTTACGCAGGCCGGAACTTATAGCCTGACGTTCTCTATTCAATTCGTCAATACAGACACGCAGATTCACGATGTCAACGTGTGGCTGCGTAAGAATGATTCGGGCAGCACTGGTGACGTTCCCGATTCCGATACTCGATTGAGTATTCAGCAGCGTCACGGCAACGTGGACGGGTATGGTCTGATGACTGTCAACTTCGTGTTGAAGTTGGCGGCATCTGATTACATCGAAATGATTTGGTCTACGACCAG